AAGATGAAGAGGATTAAATTTATTCTTCGTTCAACAAATTATGTAGTATAATATCTTTATTGTTATTTGTTACATCCCCTGTTAATATAGATGATTCATATATTTTTCTTAAAATATCGTGTGGTGTAGTATTTCCTATGCGTATCAATCCTCTATTTCTTAAATATTTTTTAATATCTGAAATTTCGTGTGTTTTTAATTCTTTATAAGAATCAGTAATTTGTTTTCTAGTATTTATATTTTTAATTAAAATGCCAACTTTTTTTTTAATGTTTGATTTTCCCAATGTATATTTTTTTTTAATTGTTCTTTTAATAAAAACTGGTTCCTTTTCCTTTTCTTTTTCTTTTTCTTTAAAAAATTTATCTTTTAATTCATTTAATTTTTGTTCTCTATTAATTGGTGTTGGTTGTGTTTCAACCTCCTGAGTTGGTGGGAATGGAGTTTTATTTTGTTTTAAAGATTTATTTATCCAAGAACGATATGTTGGTTTATTTCCATTTTTTAAACATCCATATGGAACATCATTGGTAGGTGAATATTTTATTTTTATTTCTTCGTGATTATTTTTATTTTCGTAAACAGGTTCAACTACTTCAACCAAATCATTTTCTCTATTAGATGATTCATGTATAGATTCGTCTTTTAATAATTCAATTGGTAAATCAATATGAACATTCGTATTCGTTGTTATATTTTCTGCAAAAGTGGTTTTTGTAGGTGATTTATTTGATACATCTTTTTTGTTTTCATTTGATAAAGTAGAGAGAAAGTTCATTGAAAGTATAAATTCATCATCATCATCATTTGTATTTGTATTTGTATTTGTATTTTTTTGTTTAATTGGTTCTGGTTTATCTTTTTCTTGGTTTAATGAAGATTCTAATTTATTTTTGTGATTTTTTATTCTATCAATTAATTGTTTTTTTAAAAAAGAAGGAGTTATTGATTTCTTTAAAGTTTTATCACGATTACTTTTTGTTCGTGATTTTGATGAGGATTGAATTTTAAATAATTCAGGATTAATTTGAATCGTTTTTTTTAAATTACTCATTATAATATAACTATTATAATGATAATTAATATCATTATTTTACTCTTTTACACATTTATATATTAACTTATTTAAAAATAAAATTGATTTAATTATAACTAAATTAATGTCAGTAACAAATAAAAACATCATGAACATGGAAAAATCTTTTACAGATGAAATCTTTGCATCGGAATATATTGAAACGCCATGGGACGTGATTCAATCCTATTTTAAAGGTCAACATTTGGAAAGATTAGTTCGTCATCAAATTGAATCATATAATAATTTTATTGAATATCAAACAATGAAAACGATAGAAATGTTTAATGCAGTAAATATTAAATCGGAACAAGATTATGACCCTGCTTCTGGAAAATATAGATTAGAATTATTTATTAATTTTGAAAATTTTAATTTGTATAGACCACAGATACATGAAAATAATGGAGCAACTAAATTAATGTTTCCACAAGAAGTTCGTTCTCGTAATTTTACATATGCTTCTGCAATGACAATTGATATTAATATTAAATTTGTAGTTAGAAATGGAAAAGATTTGGAAAATATACAAACATTTTATAAAACATTACCTAAAATACATATTGGTAAAATGCCTATCATGTTAAAGTCCAATATTTGTGTTTTGACACAATATAAGCACATGGAAAATAAAAATATAGGTGAATGTAAATATGATACTGGAGGATATTTTATTATTAATGGTTCTGAAAAAACGGTTTTGGGACAAGAAAGAGCGGCCGAAAATAAAGTGTATATTTATAATGTGAGTAAAAATAATACTAAATATACATGGAGTGCAGAAATAAAATCAGTTCCTGATTTTAAATGTATTTCTCCAAAACAATTCAATATTATGGTTTCTTCTAAAAATAATGGAATGGGATATCCTCTTGTTGTTCAATTGCATCGTGTTAAACAACCTGTTCCATTATTTGTATTATTTCGTGCATTGGGTATAATTTCCGATTTGGAAATTTGTCAATATATTATTCTTGATATTCACAATAAAGAATATAAAGAATTGTTAGATGGGTTGCTTGCATCAATTATAGATTCTAATACTATTATTACACAACAAGATGCATTAAAACACATTACTAGTTATGTAATGTATACTCCAATTAATATGGATAAAGAAACAGGAATTAAAAAGAAAATGGAATTTGCAAATGATATTTTGGCAAATGATTTATTTCCTCATTGTAATACTAAACAACAAAAAATATATTTTCTTGGATATATGACAAATAAATTATTACAAGCCAAATTTGATTGGATTAAACAAGATGATAGAGATTCATATTCTAATAAAAGAATTGATTTGACTGGAACACTATTGAATAATTTATTTCGTAATTATTTCAATAAATTGGTAAAAGACATGGAAAAACAAATTATAAAAGAAATTAATAATGGTTCTTGGAAATCCACTGAACAATATATGAATATTATTAACATGACTAATATTTATAAAATTATTAAATCAACTACAATTGAAAATGGATTGAAAAAAGCGTTATCTACTGGTGATTTTGGTATTAAACACACAAATAGCAATAAAGTAGGTGTTGCCCAAGTATTGAATCGTTTAACTTATGTAAGTAGTTTAAGTCATATGCGTCGTATCTCTACTCCTACTGATAAAAGAGGTAAATTAATTCCACCCAGAAAACTACATAATACTTCTTGGGGATATTTATGTCCTGCCGAAACACCAGAAGGTCAATCTGTTGGTGTTGTTAAAAATTTATCTTATATGGCACATATTACAATTGCTTCCAATTCTGAACCGATTTATAATAATGTTATGCCATATATAACTGATATTGCTACATGTAATCCAACCGAATTATTTGGAAAAGTTAAAATATTTATTAATGGTTGTTGGGTAGGTGTTGTAATAAATCCTGTAGAAATATATAATTCATTAAAACAAAAAAAATATCAAGGAATTATTAATATTTATACTTCAATTGTATTTGATTATAAAAATGCCGAAATTAGAATATGTAATGATGGAGGAAGATTAACACGACCTTTATTAAGAGTAGAGAATAATCATTTGGTGTTAAAAAAATCAGTAGTTAATAGAATAAGAAATGGTGAATTGGTATGGAATGATTTATTAACCAATTGTAAATTAAGTGAATCTGTTATTGAATATATTGACCCAGAAGAACAAGCATGTAGTTTGATTGCAATGAAACCATCTTATTTGGAATCCCAATGGATAAGAAAAGAAAACACAACTGAAATATATAAATACACACATTGTGAAATACATCCTAGTACTATATTTGGAGTATTGGCATCGTGTATTCCATTTCCAGACCACAACCAATCACCAAGAAATACATATCAATGTGCACAAGCAAAACAGGCGATGGGTGTATATGTTACTAATTATGAAAATAGAATGGATAAAACATCATATGTATTAACATATCCTGGAAGACCATTAGTTGATACTAGAATTATGGACATGATTCGTATCAATGATATTCCATCTGGATTCACAGTGATTGTTGCAATTATGACACATACTGGTTATAATCAAGAAGATTCATTGTTATTTAATAAAGGGTCAATTGATAGAGGATTATTTCAAGCAACTATATATCACACTGAAAAAGATGAGGATAAACAAAAAGTAAATGGTGATGAAGAAATTAGATGTAAACCAGATGCAACAAAAACAAAAGGAATGAAATTTGCAAATTATAATAAAGTAAATAGTAAAGGTGTCATTCCTGAAAATACATTAGTAGAGAATAGAGACATTATTATTGCAAAAATAACACCTATCAAAGAAAATAGAAATGACCCTTCTAAAATTATAAAATATGAAGATAAAAGTCGTATTTATAGAACAGATGAAGAAATATATATTGATAAAAATTATATTGATAGAAATGGTGATGGATATAATTTTGCAAAAATTCGTGTTCGTGCAGTAAGAAAACCAGTTATTGGTGACAAGTTTTCTAGTCGTAGTGGTCAAAAAGGAACAATTGGTAATATTATTCCTGAAGAAGACATGCCTTTTACAAAAGATGGTGTTCGTCCAGATATTATTTTAAATCCTCACGCGATTCCTAGTCGTATGACCATTGGTCAATTAAAGGAAACTATTTTAGCCAAAGTCTTGTTAAGTTTGGGATTATATGGTGATGGTACTAGTTTTGGTGAATTGGCAGTTGATTCTATTTGTGAACAATTATTAAAAAATGGATATGAAACAAATGGAAATGAATTATTATATAATGGCTTAACTGGAGAACAACACGAATGTAGTATATTTACTGGACCAGTATTTTATCAAAGATTAAAACATATGGTATTGGATAAACAACACAGTCGTTCCATTGGACCAATGGTAAATATGACGAGACAACCTGCCGAAGGAAGGTCAAGAGATGGTGGATTAAGATTTGGAGAAATGGAACGTGATACAACAGTTGCACATGGTGCAGCAAGATTTACTAAAGAAAGATTATTTGATGTATCGGATAAATATAGTGTATTTGCATGTAAAAAATGTGGAATGATTGCTTCATATAATGACGCTAAACATATCCATCGTTGTAGAACTTGTGAAAATAGAACAGACTTTTCATATGTAGAGATTCCTTATGCATGTAAATTATTATTTCAAGAATTGATAACAATGAATATTGCTCCAAGATTGTTAACTGAAAATTAATAAAATTATTCACTAAATAATATTGAATTTATTATCCAATATTATTATTATTTAATTACTTGTTTTATTTTTTTAATTCTTTGAAGCAGAGCGTGCAGAAGCAGCAGCAGCGGACTTGGAGGAGGCTGCACTTGCTCCTAAAGCAGAGGCCGCCTTTGCAGCAGCACTAGCAGCAGCAGCAGCCGAACGAGACGCCGACCTAGCAGCAGCAGCAGCCTTTGATGCAGATTTTCCTAAACCTTTTGCCCTTCCTGCAGAGGCTGAACGAGCAGCAGCAGCTGCCCTTGAAGCCGCCTGTGCAGCAGCAGCAGCAGCTCCCTTTGCAGCAGAGGCAGCAGCATTCCTTGACTTACGAGCGGATCTACTGGCAGACCTACTGGCAGACCTTGACCTACTTCTTGAATGACGACGAGTATGACGAACCATTATATATATACTAAATATTTTAACTCCAAATTTTTGATAAATTCCACCACCACATTCCATCATTTTTTTTCACTTTATAAATTTCCCTAAATAATTCCGAACGAGATAATGGAACATTCACTCTATATTTATTCATTGGGTGAGGATTAAAAATTAATTGATTATATATTGCTTCTTTATAAATATACGATTTGTTTGATATTGCATAATAGGCAAAAAACTTTTCTAAAGATGGAATAATTACTGGAATCTCTACATTATTTTTTAAATAAAAATCTCTTAAATATTCTATCGTAATTGCTAAACCAGATATATCTGCCATATCTTCTCCAATTGAATTACTTGCATCAAACTTATATCCATCTTTTTTTGCACTAATATTATACTGCTTTATAATGTCATTTTGTATTCTTGAATATATAATTCTATCTTTTTTCGTAAATATATCTTCCATTATTCCTTTATAATTAAATTTACTTCCATTATCATCTAAGGAATGTGACATTTCATGTGTTAATGTAGAACCTATATATGCCATAACATATTCAATACCCACATCATTTAAATTAATAAATGGTTTTTGAATATACGCTAAAGGTATATATACTTCATTTAAAGATGGTGTATAAAATGCATTCACAATATAACATTGTTTTCCAGTAAGTTTATTAATTCTCCAATCTACAGAACGACTGTCAAAATTATATTCAATTGGGTTACTACCATTTGTTACTAAATGTATTAATTTTTTCGTTTTCCATTCTGAAAATAATATTAAATTATACCATGCATCATTTTCTTTATAATTTAATAATGGATCTTGAATAGTATGTTGTGGAACACCAACATTTAATGTAATATAATCTAATTTTAATAATGCATTTTTCTTACCTACTTGAGATAACCATTTATTATTTTTAATAATTCTCTTGAAAATAATTATCAAATCTTGAAATAATTGTTTAACATAATTAATATAATCTGCTTTGTAATATTTATCTATATATTTTCTAGATAAAAAATTATTAAACATAAAAGACATTCCTATCAATGCAAATATCTTTGGAGGGGTCATTTTTGGTTGTCCTAACAAAAATTTTCTATTAAAACGAAATGGTACTACTCTTAAATGTGGATGAAATACTGCCATTTCTTTAATAAAAATATATATCCAAAAACTTTTCCATTTGGGTGTTTTCCAATTATCTTTTAATAATTTACAAACACATGATAAATAATTTAAACTATCGGCAACAAAAGTAGATGGAACTTTTTCATATCCAATTGCTTTTGCAAATAATTCCCATTCAAAATCATATTTATATGCTTCTTCTTTTTTTACTACATTATAAAAATCATCAGAATCATTTTTTATTTTATTACAACCCATTGCAATAATAATATCTTTTTGAACATTAAATACGTCTAATGGTTCAATTAATTTTAATTTAGAACCAAACGCTGCATCATTTAATTCTTGTAAATATTTTAAATATTCAAATACTATTTTTTTTTGATGTTTATATTCTTTTTCTTTTTTTTGACTTTCAGTTAAAGACGCTTCTGTATCAAAGAAAAAATATATATCAACATCATATAATGGAAATGAAGGAAATCCAATATAATTTACATATTTCTTATTATCTTTTAAATCCATGTTTACTGACCAGTTTATAGGACATAACCATCTTATTATTTCATTTTTATTAATATATCCTAACAACCCCCATAAATCATCATTGTCTACAAAATGATTCAATCTCTTGAATAAATTATCTAAATGTGCAATACATTCTTTATAATTATCAATTGTCAATGAATGAAATACCTTTTTAATACATTCTTCTTCTTTTGTTTTGGGATGTTTTGTTGATTCTTCTATTATCTCTACTAATTCTCTATTTACTTTATCTTGGATTATCCTAAAATCATCTACTTGTACATAATATTTTTTTTCTTCAGTAATTGTTTCATATTTATTTTTTAAAATTTTAACATTATTATAATTTATATAATCATAGAAATCATTATTTGGACTATATTTTTTAGATGTAAATGGGGTGTTTATCATTTTAATAATTGATTTTTCTGTTTTTTTCATTGTTTTATTCAATAACTTATTATTTACAATAAATTGTTCTATTTTATCATATGTTTCTGGAAAATGTTCTTTACATTTTTCATATTCTTCATTTTTTATATTTATGAATTTTCTTATTTTTTTTGTTTTATTTTTCATATAATTATTTATTATAATAATATGTTATAAATGAAATTAATGAAAATAATATTCCACCCCATAATGAATCCATCAATACTAACCATTGATTCCAATTTGTAAAGATTGCTTTTGTAGTTGTTTCATATACTGCATAAATACAAAATCCTAATAAAAATGCATCATATATTGATTTTTTATCTTTGATAATGAAATAATATAATACAAATGTTAATGTTAAATAACATAATAATCCATAAAAAACATTAATTTGAAGAGGAGATTTTTGAACAGTTTTTACTGCATTTAACAATACATTTTTAAATATATAAAAATAAATAAAATCCAACACTACAAAAGAAATCATAATTGTTATTATTTTCAACATTACATTTTTATTCATGTTTATATATTTTAGGAATATATTATATATTATATATGGCTGGATTATCTGTTCATTTGTATGGTTCTACTGGACAACCCCCATTATTAAAACCTGGTAATCGTGGATTTTCTCTATTAGGTAGAGGATTAAAAGGTGCATCACCCCAATGGAATCAAAATGATGTACATACATTTATTGATGTACAACAACAAAGATATCAAATTGTTGAAGCTTGGAATACTATATATAGAGAACAATTATTAACTTCTAAATTACACAGAGTAATCACTCCTTTTAGAGCAGTTAATAATGCAGGTGATGTATTATCTAGAAAAGATTATAGTTGTGGGGGTCCATGTCAAACGAAACAATATATTCCTAATGTTTATGGATTAAAAGGAAGATTTGGAGCCATTCAAAGTATGTGTGATGACACAGATGTTCCTGCAGCAAGTTGTAATGTTAAATATGTATATGATAGTTCTGATTATGTTACTTATCTAAAACAAAAATCAATTGCTAAAAATTATAATGATCCTACATACGGTGGTGACGATTATAATTCAACACAAGTTGCATGGAGAGCAATACGACGTTATTAAATTATTTTATGATGAATAATATTATATAATTATTTATATTCACATAATTATATAATGTCAAATAATTATGCTTCATATTACACTCTTAGTCCTTCTATAAGTCAAGGATATGTTTCATCACAGATTTCAGGACCATTATCAACTTCTCAAACTCCTGGATTAATTCGTTATCATAGTTATGGTGCATTACCAGGAAAACATCCTAATCCACCTAAATATTATCCTTCTGATTTTGGTAGTGAATTTTCTCAATCTAGATTTCAATATGCAAATTGTGATTCTTCAGTAAAACAACAAATGTTGGCAAGAGAAAAAGAAATAACAAAAAATAAACCATATCGGTTTTTCTCTACTTCATCCCAAAGACAATTGCCAATTGCTTCAGGTCACATGAATTATATTTCTCCAATTCCTTCTTCAATGAGAACAACTATATTAAAGAGAAATGCAGTTGGTAAAAGTTCATATAAACAAGGATTACCTAATGAAGCCTTTTTAACTTATAAAAGTTATAATCCACAAGATGTGAAAAAAATACTTGCCAAAGTAAGAGCACAAGGATGTGTTGCTCCACCTAAAGTAGGAGCAATTGAAAATAAAACATGTAGAGTTGGAGGTGGTATTTGTAATAGAGGAGCAATTGTTGGACAGGGGTATTAAAAGAGACAGGGGTATTAAAAGAGACAGGGGTATTAAAAGAGACAGGGGTATTAAAGAGACAATTGGTTTGTGAATTAATATATTTATATTATATATTATGAATCTTAGTTTTAAAAAATACATTACAGAGTTTTTAGGAACATTATTTTTAGTTTTTGTTGTTTTAACAACAGGAAATTGGTTGGCAATTGGAGCAGCGTTAGCTATCGGTTGTTATTTAGGAGGTCCTATTTCTGGAGCTGCTTATAACCCTGCTGTTGCTCTTTCTTATTTAGCTACAAATAAAATAAATACAAATGAGGTTGTTGGATATATCGTATTTGAAATATTAGGAGGAATGGTTGCTTATTTATTGTATAAAAATATAAAATAAATTCACTCTTTCCAATAAAACATAAATTATAATTTCTAATTATAATATATGTTACGTAGTAAAAAAAATCACAAAACACGTCATAGAAAATATAAAAAAACATTAAAAATGAATGGAGGAGCATCTTTTTTTGATCCATTTACAAAATATCTCAATAATACAAGTAAAGTAAATGAACAAGTAGAGAAAATGAATCAAGATAAAAATAACATGATGGATAGTCTTGCAGCATTAACTAAAACATATAATAATGTTTTATCAAATGTTACTGATTTAGAATCACGAATAAATGGATTAAGTGATATAAATCAACAATGTATTGGGTTATATCCTACACTTGCACCATCAACCTCATCTACAAATAATGGATTTTTATCTTATTTCAACCCTGCTCCTGCAGAAAACCAACCTGCTGAAACACCTGCACCAGCAGAAAATCAACCAGCAGAAAATCAACCAGCAGAAAATCAACCAGCAGAAAATCAACCAGCAGAAAATCAACCAGCAGAAAATCAACCAGCAGAAAACCAAGCTGAAGAAAACCAAGAACATGGAGAAAACCAAGCTGCTGAAAATCAAGAACCTGGAGAAAATACTAAAACACCTCAAACAATAAATTTCCCAAGAGAATTTGAATCTCCAAAGAATCCAAATAGTTTACCAGTTGATACAAATGAATTATTACGTAGTAAAGAAACACAAACCAAACTAGATGAAGATTTTAAAAAGTTACAAAATCAAGGAAATCGTATATTAGAAGGTGAAGATGAAATATTACAAACACAAGAAGAAATATTAAGTCGTTTGTCACCTACTGAATCACCCCCATTTAAAGAGGATGAATATGAAGAACCAACCCAATTACAAGACATGAATGATTTACAATCCAAAGAAATAGAAGAATTGAAAAAAAAATACAATGGTATAGGTGGTAAAAGAAAAAGTAGAAAACATAAACGACGTAGTAAACGATTATCCAAAAGATATTAGTTGTAATATTTTCTTGGAACGTAAAATAGTTTATAAAATATATAAAGTGCAAGAATAATTAATAGTATAAAATACAAAGCAATAATAGGTTCTTTTAAAAAAATATTATTTTCTAGTGAATTGGTATTTAAATCATTTAAACCTGGAATAATAATTTCACATTGATTTGTATTCATATTAGAAAATAATTCAGTATTAGGTCTTCCAGATATAGGATTAACACTTCCTGAATAAACAAAATCGCTAGGTCTCATTCCAACAATATCTGAAGATGCAACATAATGTTCTTCTGTAGATTTTTCATTTTTTGTATTAATCACATCTAATTTTAATTTAATACAAGGTGGATGAACAGGTTCAACTAATGCCCCTAATAATCCACTAATTTCTATAGGTATTTTAAATACATCTTCTAAAATTCCTGGTAATAATCCAGTAAATTCAGCAGGTTTAGAAAAATTTTCTGGATTAATAAAAGGGAGTTGTCCTGTAGGAATTGTATCAATATAAATATATCTATCTACTAATTTACTTTTATCACAAGGAGTACCACCCCATGGATTTTTATCAGTAGTTGGACAACATTGACCGCCTGTATTTAAAAAATACTTGTTTCCCAAAGCATGTCCTGTTTTGGATGCTTTGCTATCAGATAAAAGTAACACTTCACCATATTCAAATATACCTTCAATATCTTTTACAAAGGCAGGAAAATTACCATCAGACGTAATTCCCAAATTTTCTGGTGGATTTATATATTGCCAATAAGGATATGTTTCACCAATCTCCAATCCTGATGAATGTTTTCCTGCATATAAATCGGTTTCATCTGTAGTATCTCCCATATATATTATAACAAATATATTTATTATGAAACAACATCTAAGGCATCGCTTGTATCGTAATCATTAATATTATCACTTGCATCATTTACATTAAAATCATTTGGGAGTTTTCCATCTACCATTGAATCATTGATTGCATTTACTTGTTCTTGTATAGTTTGAACTTGTTCATTCAAATTATTTACTAATGTTTTAACATCTTTACATTTATCTATTTCTTCTTTTAATACTTGTATATTTGCTGCATTCTTTTCTGTCAAAACAGCAGTAGATTCGCTATATTGTTGATATCCATCCTTTTCATTTTCTAATCCTTCTCTAGAATAAAAAATATATATTTGATAAATGATTAATAGAGAAAAAAATATTATTAAAAATTTTATCAACATTATTATATATATATATAATAATGTCTACTAATTTTTTTGGATTAGGAATGGAAAGTTACGGTAATACACAAACAGCTCCTTTTACAAATGATGGAACAACAACAAAAGGTACAGGATCTTATAGTTATCCAATTGCAATTACTTCAGGTAATGTTAGACCGCTTACAAATAAAGACCCAAGAAATAATGCTCCACAAAAGTTTGGTTTACCAAGACCTTTAAAATGGAACTATCGTTATGGAACTACAGTTTCTAAAAATAATTCAACATCACCTGAAAATAGTCCATTTTTATATGATAATACAAATATAGTATCAAGATCTTCCAAAGTTAATTTAGTTGGTTTAACAATAGACAAACCAGGAAGATATAGTGTAAAAAATAATCCTAAAGATGAAATAAATTCTACAGACCAACTTATAAAAGATTGTAATAAATGTAATGGAGTAGGACTAGTTGCAAGTTATGCTCCTGAACGATTTTTAACAAATAATCCTGAACCATGTGTCACAAATCCACAATTATGTTGTAATCAAGAACAAAAAGCATTAAAAGCTGTCATTTATGCCAGTACGAATTTAAAACCCAATTATTACAATTCTCATTATCAATATCTTCAAAATAGATGTCAAACATATCAACAAAAATCATTTAATTTTACATCACCATATGAAGATGTATATTCTAATAAAAATAATTTATTAGCCAAACCTGGAAGCCCTGAATCTTTATCAAACATTTATGTTGCAAATTGCTTTCCAAATATTGACCAAATAACATATTCTCAAGTAAATATTGTTTATAAAGCATTTTTATTACTCAAATCACGCAATTTATTAACGGAGAATGATATTATACGTTTTAATCAAGAAAACATTGATACTATTTCAAAAATGTATCAATTTATCTCTACTATTGAAGGAAATAAAGTAGAATGCTATCAAGTATATAATAATTTGGTGAATAATCCTTATGTAGGTGTCCCTATTAATGGTCCTTCTAATCCAAGAGGATGTAAATTAGTCGTTTATAAACCAAGCAATTATCAATTTGCAACAGAAGGAGGTGTTAGTGCAAGTACTCGTTTACTCAAGTTAACGGTAGATACAATAAGTAAAAATATTACAAATACTAGAAATTTAAGTGGTGCCAATCCAGGAGCAATTCCTTATAATCCATTCATTTATAAAAACAAATATACTACATGTAAAAATTCAAATACAGTTTATATGAGACCTTTGGGAGGAACACAACGATTATGTAGATATGCAAATACAAGTGAATTTATTAGAACAAAAGCATTAAATAAAATGGGAAATATAGGCGGAAATGTTCAAGGAACATTTGTTGGAGAAGTTGGAATGACAAATTCTATGAATTAATTCCATCACTTATAAAAATATTTGTTTTTTCATTAATTTTATTATAATTTAATTTATATTTTTCACACCATAATATACATTTTTGAATATTATTTTTATGTATATTCTCTACTTTTTCAAAATTATACTTTTTATTTAATAGAGAAATTAAAATATCCAAATGCTCAATTCGTTGGTTTCCAATACCAATATTAGAATCTTCTATTTTATTTAAAAAATAATAAGGAATTTCATTTGAAATAATAGAAAAATTGTTTGTTAATAATTCTTTTTTATTTATTATTAAATTTAAGTAGAGATTATTAAAATATGTATAATAATTATTTCTTTTTAATACATCCAATCTAAAATTCTTGCAAACTAAAAACCTTTCATTACTAAATACATTTGATGTATTTGGTTTTAAAATAAATACTTTTTCATATAGACTAGTCAATATATATACTATATCAATAATCGGTTTGTATATAATTTCTCCTATTTTAATTATACAATTTCCATTCACAGATTGATGCAATATAATTTTACATAATGTAGAGAATAATTTAAATAAACATTTATGAAAATCATTATGATCAACTTCAAAACACAACATATTTATCATTTCTTTTGATAGATTTTTCTCTACTACATAAGAAATATTATTTGATTTATTAAAATACATGAAAGCATCATATATTTCATTATTTAAACAATGCAATGTTATTTCTTGTTTTGTATAAACATCATAAAAATTTGATATCTTTAATATTTCAATATAATTAAAAAATAAATCAGTATATGACTTGTTTATATTTAAAAAATCATGATGAAATAAATAACCATATGGATTAATTTGTTCTTTAAGTTTATCAATATCATCTTCATTTGATTTCAACATTATAATTTCTTGTTCAAGATTTTGAATATAATAATATACACTATTTGATACAAATGGTTCTGTGTTTTCATCGTTATTTTTAAATGGTTTATTTTTTAATAATAACGAATCACTTTTTTTTGGAAGTATATAATAACTCATAATATTTATTATATACTAAATTTTTAAATGATAAATATACGTTCAAATGTCTTTTCTCGTCTTTTTTGTTTTACCACCTTTTATTTTTGTTTGTTTCTTGGTTTTTTTCTCTGCTTTTTCTTTTGGAGGTGTTTTTTCTTTTTCTTCTTGAGGAATTATAATAACGTCTTCACCTAATACTAATTTTTTTCTTGGTTTCCTAGTTTTTTTCTCTTTTTCCACTACCTTTTCTTTTTCAACAACAGGTTCTTGAACAACAGGTTCTTGAATAACAGGTTCTTGAATAACAGGTTCTTCAATTATTGCTTTTTCACCAATAATTACTTCTTTTTCAGGAATTATAATAACATCTTCTGCAATAATTGCTTCTTTTTTAGGAATTATAATAACGTCTTCACCTAATACTAATTTTTTTCTTGGTTTCTTGGTTTTTTCTTTTTTCTCTGCTTTTTCTTTTTCAACTGCTTTTTCTTTTTCAACAACAGGTTCTTGAATTATTTCTTGTTCTTGTTCTTTTTCATATTCTTCATTTTCTAATATTAATTTTTGTTTGAATTTTCTAATTATTTTTGAATTACGAATGCTTATTATTTCTTCTTTCGCTTCTTTTATTGTTTCTTCTTCTTTTATTTCTTCTTGTATTATTTTGGTTTCTTCAAATGGTATTTGTCTATAATCTACACTTCTTATTTTTTCATAAATAAAATACCTATTCAAAAATGATATATGTTTTTCATTTGGAGTCATGTTGATTGCTTCGCCATACGATTTATTTAATGGGTCTTTTAATAATATATTTCTCATTTTATTAAATAATAAATCAAATGAACCTGAAGGTGCAGGAAGATCCATTTCTCTTAACCTTTTTTCGTCAACTAATTGAAATCCATATATATTCATCAATCTATCAAAATAATCAAAATTCACCAAATATTCATCAAAATTTTTATTAATAGATTCTTGAAAAACAGAAATTGTATATCCTAGACATGTTTCATTATTTTCCATTTCTGTTTCTTTGTATTTTTTTATAATTTCTAATATTTTTTGTTTTCCATCATTACTATAATAAGTTATTTTTTCTCTACCTTGAAGCAAATTAAACAAGTTTCTTCCATCATAACATGTTCCAATAAAGAATCCTTTTGTTTTAGTACATTGAGATACATTTTTTATAAAATTATTACAAGTAGAGACATTTTTAAAGAAATAATGTAATGCAAATTGACATGACGAAACATTAAATCCATGTTTTCCTATTCCATAATGTTGTCTAACATATTTTCCAATTTTATCTGCTTGTTCTTCACTACATTCTTGAAAAATACTTTTTGAAACAACAATTCCTGTTTCTGAATATAATTTTCCATTTTCAGAATAAAATGCATTTCCATCTCTAATATTTTTACTACTATCTGCTTGAACAAATAATGCATCAGGAACTTTTTTATTCGTATATTTACTTGATAAAAATCTTGAACATGCCCCATCCAATCTATTCTCTATATTATCTCTTGAAATATCCATACCAAATACAAATCTTAATTCTGCTTCTATCCATTTAGATAAATCTCCTGCTTTTCCACATGCATAATCAATCAATATATTTCCTTTTTGTGAAACACTTTTTATCAATATTTTTTTCACAAATAAATTGTGAAAATCTCTCAATGCTCTTGTATATGTAGAAGTTGTAATTCTATTATAATAAATATCTTGATTTTCTTCCAAAATAGGAATACTTCTTCCTTTAATCATATCTTCATCTATTTTATTTTGAATTGATTTCCAATTACTATTTGCAACATGAAATGAATTTCCATATTCTTTTTCTCCTTTTTTATATCTAGCCGTCTTATCATATCTTACTCGTAATGGTTTCCATTTCCATTTATTCTCTTGTGTATTATCAAACCTAAATTCTACAATCATATTATCTGTAAAAATTTCATTTTCTTCAGTAATCATTTCACCATTTAAATTCAACATTATATTACAAATGCCTGCATCAGGATCAGATGGATGAATTGGATTAAATAATATTGGTTTATAATCATTATAATTACCATCATCTTTTTCTTTTTCTTTTTCGTTAAATTCACCTTTATATATTATAGAACAAGGATCACTAAACCCACCTGAACTATGTATTTTATCATATCCAACATACAATCCCAATGTTTTATATTGAGGTAATTGAATAATACTATGAGTTGCATTCAATCCTTCTTGAAATATACTCGTTACTAAATCATTATTACGATCATTTTTTTTTGTTACCACAAGAAAATCAATTGTGTTGAATTCAGGAGGTTTCCATTTAAACGAATAATCCCATGTAATCTTTTGTTTTTTTCCAACTTTTAACGTTGGTGAACCTCCTACTCCAAATTCTTTGGGAGTAAATATTAATCCATCTGTATTATAACGTTTTGTTGGAATCACTTTATCTAATAAATAAATACAAGCAGTAAATATTTTTTCTTCGTCTGGTATCGTTGTTGGGTCTAATTGAATATCATAATCATAAAATTCTTTACATGTTATTGTAAATGGATTTTTAATTTGACCTGTTACAAATATATAATTCACATCTTTATTCATAACATCAACTAGATTAGTTAATAAATCTAATCTACATTCTCTTTCTGCTTTAAATGGAAGATGTCTAACATCTTCTCCATTTAAATAATAAATATCAAATCCGGCAAATAAATTTATTGATTTTGATAATTTATCTTTAGTTATATATTCACCATCTAATAATGTATTACAATACTTTTTAGTTAAAATATATCTTCCAGTAAATATAAAATTTAAATTTGTATTTATTAAAAAGATATATCCATTATCATTTATAAATAATAATGTTCTTTGACCATCTGCTTTATCTGTTACTATATATTGATTTCTTATATTAGGAATTCTATTATTTTCTTCGGTAAGAGGAACAATATTCTCTACTTGAAGCGTTATAGATGAAGGTCCTATAAATTGATTAGAATATACCATATTTTGTTTTTGAGCAATTTCTTTTCCAAAAATCATTTCCAAATAATTCTTTGAAACAGATGTGAGTTGTGTAAAAGATACTGGATAATTTGTCAACTGTAATCCCATTAAAACATATTTAATTACCTTTTTAATTTTCATTGATAATTCATCTACAGTTGTAGATTCTTTTATTTTTGAATTATCAATTTCCAATTCTATTTCGTATTTTTCATGTTTTTTAAATAATTGTGATTCATTTAAAGTATATGATTTATTTTTTGGATTAGATGATTTGATAATACTCATGTCCACTTTAATAGGAAAATCTGGATGAGTTAATGTAAGACGATTAATATATCTAAAAAATTTTTGTTTATTATCCCATTGACTTAGAATAGTTCTAACTTGATCTGATGTAGTAGAGAATATTTGTTCTATTGAATATACATATTTTAAATTATATTCATTATTTTCAACTGGTTTAATTATAAGTGGTTCAGTTCCTTCTTGGATAATTGTTGCCGGTTTTTTCTTTTGAAATTCTACTGAATTTGGAAAATCGTTTATTAATTTATCAATATTTTCATTTATACAATAATTTTGTATTGAATTGATTCCATTCAATTCTACTCTCATATTATCAATATATATTCTCATAATGTCTGAACCTTGTGGATTTTCTGGTTTAAACTTGAAAGATAATAATTTTTGTATTACATTATCATAATCTACTTTTGTATATTTTTGACCTATTGTATATTTTTTATATCTTCCTTGATGCACTTCTCTTTCTCCAGAAAATCTTACTTCAAGTTCTGAGGTTTTTGATGTGTATGGTTTTGAATCTAAAAATACTTGTAATAATTCCTCCAAATTTAAATTTATAGAATTTTGATTCATCAGTTAATATAAAGGTATATAATATATTTAATATCAAATCAATTTTATAAAAATATAAATAACAACATTATGAAATAATTATAAAATGAAATATATTATAAATCTTCATTAAAAAATATTTTTCTGTATTGTTCTATAAATTTATCCTTGTAAATTTTTTTCTTTAAATGACCTCCTGTTATTTTATCTTGAAGCATAAAAATAATGAAAAATAAACTATACATGCCACATTCTGTATTGCCAAATTGATGTTCTACTGGATGATTCTGGTCAAAATGAAAATTGATTGGTGGATGTAATTGTTTTCCTTGTTCTGTAATTTTCTCTACTAATTTCATAATCTGTTTTGGAATTTTATCTCCTGCACTATCAAAAAAATATATATCTGCTTTCTTTATGTTAATAAATAGAGAAACCCAATGACTCCCTGATTTATAATGTGGGTCTAAATTAAATATAATTCCTATTTTACTTATTTTATTTTTTATTTCATCTTTTAAACTAAATTCACATAATTCTTCCCAAACACACTCACCATTTATTTTATGTGTATCATAATCAATGGGTGATGGACCTATAAAATTAAAGCATTTATACGCTTCTTCATATTGTTTCATTACATTCATTATATCTACACTACTTAACCATTCATTTGGATTACTTTTCCATTCATCAGGTGACTTGGGAGAATACATTTCATCTAATACAGATAACATTTGACCATTTGTAAATTGTTGTTTTAACCAACAAGATTCTTTATTACATACATTTCCCAAATATTGCTTCAACATATTCCATATATCTTGAGGATTTCTTGAATGTATCATTACATCAGGATGACGCGCATTCCACATTTCTCTTAATTTTAATAAAACATCATCTGGTAAGCATGTATATCTTTTATTATTTCTTTGGATTGAAATTGGACTACAACGAAGATGTATTAATTTGTCATATTTTTGCTTTAAATTTAACTTTTTTGACTTTAATATATTGGAATATTTATTCCCACCTTTTTTTATATTGCGACGAATTAATTTACGTTTTCTTGTATACATATTATTTCAATATATTATAATATATTATAATATATGGATAACGATTCATTAATTTCTAATGTAAAACAAAAAGATATTTCTTATACACATTATGGTAATTCAATTTATAGTGATTTATGGTATTGCGATAACACAAATAAAATTTGTATAACATTTACACCAAGAGGAGGTTGTACCATTTCATTCCACCAATTTTTAGAATTAGTAGGATTGTTAGATGATGGTTTACAATATAGTATTACTAGTCCCACAGCAATACATGGATATAGAGTTGATATTATGTTACAAAATATTAAAAAAATAAATATTCATGAATTAATTAAAAATAACTATACATTTATTAAATTTATTATGAATCCATATATTCGGGCAGTTAGTATTTTTAGATTCGTTACACATAATTTATCATTTAGAGAATATTTAAAAGAAATTATAAATAATAAAACAAATTATAAGAATCTTGACACATACCATAGTGGATTACAATATATAGATGGTGAAGAAAAAATAATAAAAAAATATATAAAAATAGATAAATATGAAACTTATCAAGTAAAATTAGCAGACAACTCATTATATACATTTGATGTAAATAAATTTAGTAAATTTACGACAACCCATCATGGAACAAAAACGGATAATACATCATTTTGTGGTGATGAACCAAAAGATGTTGTAAATAAAAAACTTCCAAAATCATATAAATATTTTTATGATGATGAAATTAAAAAAATGGTTGAAACAATTTACGAAAAAGATATAAAACATTATGGTTATGATTTTGATGATTTTGATTAAATATAAATATATAATATGAATAGATTAGATGAAAAATCTACTACTATTATAAAACCACTATTAAATCCAAAAACAATCTTAGTTGCCAATCCAGAAAAACAACAGAGTGAATTTAGAACAATATTACCATATTATAACAAACAATTAATTCATGATATTAAAACAGAAGAAAATATTTCTCAAGGTAATATAGACGAGATTAATCAAATAAAGGTTAATGAAGATACAAAAGATTTAACATTATTATCACCAAGATATGACCAAAAAGACTATAATTTGTGTTGGGCATTTTCATTAGGAAGAGTATTTTTTAGATATATTTATAAAGCAATACAATTAGGATTATGTCATTCAAATATTAATTTAGGGAAAAATTTTTTAAAAAAAAATAATTTTTCTGATTTTGCAAATAATTTAGACGATATTAAACTATTTATTAATTTATTTACTGACAAAGAATTAGAATATTTATTTAGTGGTTCAAGTACAGATTATAAAAAAATATTTCAAAAAAAGTTGGTAGTACAATCTGGAGGCATTGATATTAATTTAAACGCTCCTCCAACATTTATTAGACAAACACTCATATTAAATTTTATAATTGTTCTTCTTGTTGGGTTAAGATGTAATTTTAATACAAACCCTAATAAATATAACGTATCTATAAATAGGGATAGACCGATTATATTATTTTTAGATTTTATTAATGATTATATAGAAATTACAGATGATATATATTTATTTTTTAATTTGTTTGGTTATTCACACATTTTGGTTGATTATATTTTAAATTTTTTATATAATTTAAACTTAAAAAATTCGGATACTTTAAAACGATTTAATTATGAATACATAGATAATGTTGACAATATAGATAATAATTTAATAAAATCTATATTTAAACGTGCACGAAAACAAGGATTATATATTTATATATCACTTACAACTACTCGTGAAGATGTGCTTCCATATATATATAATCGTGGATTACATGCAATGTATGCAATTCCTACAGAAGAGGGTATTATACTAAAAAATTCGTGGGGTAATAATGAAACTGATATATTTGTTGAATATGATGATTTAAGAAAAAATTATAAAGATATTATATTATTTTCTCCATATTTTAATTATAATAATCCAACAATGAAAACAATAAGGATACCTCGTTTTCAACAAAAAAAAAGAATCTCACTTAGAAATCCTAATTTTGAAATAATTAAACCTAGTGAACTAAAAGAAAAACTAAAAGCAAACAGAAGAACATCCTTAACAAGTATTAGAAGTTTAAATTTAACAAAAAAAAATAAAAAATCTAGGAATACATTTTAATATTTTATTCCTTTTGTTTTGAATTGATGGTCTGTTAAATTAATTTCTCTTTGTGTAGGTAATTTTACTATTGGTTGTTCTTCTTGAGTTTTTTTTACTTTTACAAAATTATCCAAAGTAGGTGTTTGAGTGTTTTTTGGTAGAGAAAATGATTTTATTATTTCTTCATCATTTATTATTATATTCTTCTCTACTATTTCTTCTTCTTCTAATCCTAATTCTTCTAATAATTGCAATCCTATATAATCTTCTTGAATTAAATCTGATTCATCCAATAATTTAAAATATTCTATTGCTTCTTTGATATAATTTTCAAATGCTTTATTAATATTATTTGGATAAATTTCTTTTTTATTATCCATTAAATTTCTAGTCAAATTATTTATTCTTTTTTTATAAAAAATTTTATCTTTTGTATAATAATCTTGAATAATTCCTTTTTTTGAATTCAAAAATCGTTCATATATTCTTTTATTAATTAAATAATCAATTGTTATTTCTGTTATTTTATTAAATTCAATATTATCTTCTTTATTCATATACACATTCAATATTTTATTATAACATTGTTATAATAAAATAATTCATTAAAATTATATACTAGAAGATTTATTTATCGTAAATACAATATTGTAATACTTTCTAAAGTATTTATTTATCATATAACATAAAATCAAATTTTATATTTTTATTTAAAAATCATTTGTAAAAAAATCAACATTATTTATGTATTACATTTTGATGTATTTTTTATGTCAACTCTTGTATTATTATGAAATGGACTTTGAGACAGATTTCTTGGGTTTGGGTTAAATTTATTAAACTTTTCATTATGAAATAATCCTTCAAATTCTTGTTTTACATTACTATTTGTTTTAAAAGATAATTGATATAAATCACTTTGACTACTAGGAACATATACATCATCATTACATTTATTTATTGCATAAATTTGATTTCTTAATTGAGATTCTATATTTACATTACTTGCATAACCAGACCATGAAGAAACTGTATTTCCTGGATTAAATACTTGTTCTGTAGAATAAGTAGGTAACTGAATCATTGGAACTTGAATGGCTGCTCTTGGATCTACAATAGGAAGTATAGAATATTTTGTCATAACTGGTCTTACATTTAAATATGCTTGTAATGGTTGTGATGGAATATTTCTATCATATATTCTATGATTTGTTTGACTTTGTGCATGAGAATTAGGAACACATGGTGATAATTTATAATAATCATTTGCAATCATTTGTGGTTCTATTGATGACATATATATAATACAACATAATTTAAAAATACTTATTATATAAACTATAAACTATGTGTGGAATTTTTTCATTATTAAATAATAATATTATAGATAATAAATTAGTCACACAATCATTTCATAAAGGAAAAAATAGAGGACCTGAATTTTCTATTCTAAAAAAAATGAATATTTTGTGTGATTTTGGATTTCATCGTTTGGCAATCAATGGACTAAATGATCTATCAAATCAACCTATAACGATTGATGATGTTACTTTAATTTGTAATGGTGAAATTTATAATTACAAAGAACTATATCAATTCATTCATGTAGAGAAAAAAACAGATTCCGATTGTGAAATTATTATTCATTTGTATTTATTGTATGGTATTGAATATACACTTCAATTGCTAGATGGTGTCTTTTCTTTTATTCTTTGTGACGCTAGAATTACAGAAAATTTTAATGACACTAAATTGTATGTTTGTAGAGATCCATATGGTGTACGACCTTTATATCATTTAAAACCAATTATAAATGGGAATAATAATATTCATGGATTTGCATCAGAAGTAAAAATGCTGATTGATTTATCTAAATTACTAAAGGATACACACCATATTATTCATTTCCAACCAGGAACTTATAGTTTATTGACTTTACCATTTCATGTTTCTCCTATTTGGAATTTAACAATTGATAATAAAGTATATCATACTTTTGGATTTTACTCATATTTATCTAGCATTCATTTAACTGAGAAAGAAATATTATTTAATATTAAAAAATATTTAACTTCTGCAGTAAAGAAAAGGGTCTTGAATACAGACCGTCCTGTTGCATGTTTATTATCTGGTGGATTAGATAGTAGTTTAATTACTGCTTTGGTGAATAGTTTTTATCCAAATGTAGAGACATATAGTATTGGATTAGAAGGTTCTGACGATTTAAAATATGCAAAAATGGTTGCAAATTATTTGGGAACAAAACACACTGAAGTTTTATTAACCGAACAAGATTTTATTAATGCAATTCCAGAAGTGATTCAAACTATTGAAAGTTATGATACGACTACAATACGTGCATCCATTGGTAATTATTTACTTGCAAAATATATCTCTACTCATTCCACTGCCAAAGTTATTTTTAACGGAGATGGCTCTGATGAAGTATGTGGTGGTTATTTATACATGGATTACGCTCCTAATCCTTTAGAATTTGATAGAGAAACAAAAAGATTATTAACTGATATTCATAAATTTGATGTCTTGCGTTCAGATAAATCTATTTCAAGTAATGGTTTGGAACCTAGAACCCCTTTTTTGGATCGTACATTTGTTCAGTTTTACCAAAGTATTCATCCATCTGTACGTCATCATAAAGAAAATAACCAATGTGAAAAATATTTGTTAAGGAAAGCATTTAGTGAGAGTCAATTGTTGCCTGATGAAGTATTGTGGAGAAAAAAAGAAGCATTTAGTGATGGAGTAAGTAAACAAACACGTTCTCTATTTGTTATTATACAAGAACACGTAAATAAACTAGACATGACTCCTTCTATTTATACATTTAATATTCCTGATACTCAAGAAAAATTGTATTATCGCCATCTTTATGAATCTTTTTATCCAAATACAGAACAATTAGTTCCTTATTTTTGGATGCCTAAATGGGTAAATACAAAAGATGCAAGCGCAAGAACATTGGATAATTATAATCGTTGATATATAATCGTCGATAATTATATGAAATTATATTTTGAATATAATCCTGACAAACAAATAACTCTTAGTCAAAATGGGTCATGGTCTTATCAAATATATGAAACACCTGTTTATTATGATGAAAAAATGAATAATTTAGCAGGAATACGTGTAGAGACTAAATTAATAAAAGGTCCAAAAGAACAAATCGCCATTAGACAAAACATTTTTTATTTACAAGAAGGAACCATTTGTTTATCTAGTAGTGAATTAAATTCACCTGAAATAAAAATATTTGAATATCCTATTCTTTATGGAACAAATAAATACTTGGGAGCAAAAGGTATAGGGTATGCATCAAATTTGCCCAATTCTACAAATGTAGTAATTGATATCCAATTTGAAATCAATTATATAAAATGGATAATTATTGTATTCTTTTTAATAATAGTTTTTTATTTATTAAGTATAAAAGTAAAAAAATATAAATGAAATAAAATCAATATAATATGAATTATATTGATTTGGATATTTTCTTCAACAAATTGATAAGAAATAAAATTATTGAATTAACAATTGAAAAAATAACGTTTGATGATATAGATTTTATTTATGTTCAAGCAATTCATTTTCATAATGAATCTGCAAAAGATGATTATTTAATAAAAACAGAACAAATATTTAATGTTCATAATTTAAATCATATAATTATTTCACCACTTGTTGGATTGACCCATTTAGAAAGATTACAAATCATTCATGTAAATACATTAAACGAATTACCTTCTTTTAGTGATTGTATACATTTAAAAACATTAATATGTTCTAATAATAATCTAAACAAATTACCTAGAAAATTACCTAATACATTAAGTTATTTAAATTGTTGTAACAATAGATTAACTGAATTGCCTGTTTTTCACGAAGGATTGTATATATATTGTTCTCATAATTTATTATATTCATTGCCCTTATTTCCAAAAAAATATATTATTTATTTTGATTATAATCCTATAAAAAATTTATACACTTCAAATAATTTAGAACATATGAAGAAAACAAATGATATTTTATATAAATTAAAATATAATTATTATTTTATAAAATATGCCAAAAAAATATTTTATTATATTTTAAAGAGACGAATGAATCGTATTAAAAATGAATTATTAATGAAATCGGCAATCATTACAATGTCTCCAAAAAGAATAGAGAGAATATTAAATTTGCATGAAATTTGTAAATATGATTTTGATGATATATAGTATATGATTGATTATATAAAAGAACATCATTTATTTTTCTATTGGACTATAATACAATTTTTATCATATTTATTTTATGTCTTGTCTGCGTTATATGTAGTTGGATTTATAAAAAATGAGGATGCACATTATTATTTATCTTATATAGATAATATATCAAAAGTCATTGTTTCATTATTTTTAATGTGGAAATTTAATATTTTTAGAAAAAATATACATTTTAGTAATATAGATCGTTCTATTATATTCCAATGTGCATTATATTTGTTTTTAACTACAACATTGAATGAAATATTGATAAGATATTTAGTCAATGCAAAAAATAAATTACTACATAAAAATACAATTCCTGATTATGTAACAAGACTAGATAATACAATTGGTACTATTATATAATATTTTATCCATTAAGTTTATCCATTACCTTTAGTAATACTTCTTCTTGATAAGATAATTTTTGAAAAATAATAGATTCTTCCATTTTAAATTCGTATGTTTTTCCATAAAAATTTTTATATATTATCATTACACCGCCATCATTTATTTTAAAATCACAAAATATTGCTCCATTTGTTAAAAATAAATGATCAGGTTGAGTAATATTTATCCAACGTATATAACCACCATGTTTTAATTCATTCATTTGATCCACATATCTATATTTTTTTAATTTTTTCATCATTTCCATCTTTTCTACTTTTGTTAATTGTATCTCATTTAAAATATTATTTTTCATTTTATGAATTTTAACTGTTGTTAAATTTAAAATATGAGAATTGTTATCATTTTCTGCTGCTTTTACGATTTCACTTAAATCCATATAATTACTATTTGTAATAATAATTATATCTTTATTAGAATAAACTTCCAAAAGAACTTCCAAATGAACCTCCAATTGCATCATTTGCTGCTAGTGGTTCTGTTTGTTGTGGTGAATCCATATAAGGTTGTTGTTGTTGTAGTTGTTGTGGCTGTTGTTGTGTAAATCCTTCTTGAACCACTGGCAATTGATGAATCGGTGTTGTATTTCCTGAATATAATGAATTTGTTATTGGTGTATTGCTAATCATTTGTTGCTGCATTGGAGGTTGTTGTGGTTGTGGATTTGATTTATTTTTCTTTTTTTGTTTTTTTTCATTTCCATTCCATGCCTCATTTAATCGTTCAAATAAAATATTGGAACCATCTTGAAATTGTGGATTGAAAGAAATAATTGCAATTAAAATAGGTGTTACTAAAGGAAATAACCATAAATCATGATTATGGGATTGACCATATAATGGTTTACCAAAAAATGTATGAAAATAACAAATGATTCTATCAATAAAATAAACAGAATAGAAAATTATATATAAAAATAACAATAAAGTAAAAATAATTTCAATAGATGAACTTGAATCATCTATTTTAGGAAAATATTTATCAACAGAATAAATTAATATTGTGTAAAAAATAAATCCTAAAGTTACATATTGTCCCAAATTAATTAATTCTTGTTTTCGTTGGTCGTTAAAATCAAATACATAACTAAAAAATCCTTTTGTTTTTGAATTTTTATTTGATTCAAAATCATTATCATATTTATTATCCATATAATATTAAAGAGATAAATAATCAAGATAGAGATATAATTTAATTATTTATAATGATTCAAAATACTTTTGAAAAAGAAGAAGAACAATATTATCAATTAATTAAAGATATTTTAAATAATGGTATCTTAGAACCAGGAAGAAATGGAAATACTATTTCTATATTTGGTTCATCTATGCGTTTTTCTCTACAAAATAACAAAATACCATTTCTCACTAGTAAAAAATTGGCATGGAAAACATGTTTAAAAGAATTATTATGGTTTATCAGTGGGTCTACAGATAATTCTATTTTACAAGAACAAAATGTTCATATTTGGGATGAAGATGCAAAAAAAGCAAAAGATTTTAATTATATGGAAGGAGATTTAGGTCCCATTTATGGACATCAATGGAGACATTTTAATGCCAAATATATTAATTGTAAAACAGATTATACCAATCAAGGTATAGATCAACTACAAAATGTAATTAATCAATTAAAAAATCCTTCACCATCTAGAAGAATTATATTAACTTCTTGGAATCCTCAACAAATAGATGAAATGATATTACCACCTTGTCATGTTTTTGTTCAATTTAATGTTACTAAAAATAAAGAACTTTCTTGTTCTCTATATCAAAGAAGTGGTGATGTAGGATTAGGAGTTCCATTTAACATTGCTTCTTATAGTTTCTTGACACATTTGTTGGCAAAACATTGTGGATTGATTGCCAAAGATTTTATTTATATCATAGGAAATGCTCATATTTATGAAGAACATGTAGAGACGCTAAAAAAACAAATAGAAAATCCATTATATGATTTTCCTACTATTGAAATAAAAAATATTTACGAAAATATTAATAATTATACAATAAATGATTTTGAAATTCATAATTATTTTTCTAATGAAAAAATTAAAATGAATGTAATTGTATAATAACTTAAAAAAATAATTAATGATTAATTATCATTATGAGTGGAAATAGAGCAATTTCGGCAGCAATCAATAGAAGAACAAACGCTCCTCAGCCAATGAAACAACAACAACCAAAACCTTCTTTTAATCAAGGACCTATGAGACAACAACAAGGACAACAACAACAACAACAACAACAACAAAATGCACCCCCAAAATTGTCAGTGTCTGATGCAATTGCATTGATTACGATTCGTCTAGGAAGAGTAGAAACATTTATTAATAATTTACCACCATTGGACCAACTAGAACATTATTCTTCTAATACTCAACCAGAAAAACACGAAAATATGAAAATCGTGGATGATGCAGTGTTTAAAAGTATTACTTCTAGATTGGATAAATTAGAAAATTCAAAACCAGTATCTGTTACAAATACGATTTCAAAT